TTATAGTTTATCAGATAATTGTTTACAACAATCTAATGGAAGGTTTAAGCTACTAGCAATTTGTTCAATAGTGAAGCCATTATGTTCAATATGATCTGGGTTAATATTTAATAGTTTAAAGGCAAAGTAGTTTGCTTGACGTTCTAATTTTCCTATATTAATAAGGGTGTTATTATAGGCAGCTGTAGTAATATGAACATGAATAATTGCATGAGCAAGTTCATGGGCCAAAATAAACTTTTCATAATTTATATTCAAATCGTTTCTTATAAAAACTACTTCCTTATTAAAATGATTCCGATTATATAATGCATCATTGCCTTTTAATAATATGTTATTTTTATCTAGTTTTATTATTGTTATTTCTAAATTATCATAAATCTCATAAATATCATTTGTGTCGTATAGATCAACTATTCCTAGCACATATTCATCAAGCCAAGACACAGTATCCCCTCCAATTCCCTAATAAAGCATCTTAAAAATAACTATTTAGTATGTCACATATTTATTATATACCTATCTGTTGAATATTAATTTTTCTATGAACAAAATATCATAAGAAAGTTTGATGAGTTATTTTATCTAAGATGCCTCAAAATATAACATTATTTTTTATATTTGTAGCTTATAAGTTGCAATTGCCTGAGTAATTCATTGGCGAAATCCATTATTTCAGCATCACTCATTTTGTTTATATCAAAGCCACCAAAGCCCATGATTGTTGGTTGTTCTAATATAAATTTTATAGCTTCTTCTGGTGTAGAGAATCCCAATGAAGAATTATGTACTTTATTATTAATATTATTTTTATCATTATCTGATTTAAAAAATTCGTCAACAGATACACCGAGAGCATCTGCAATCTTTTGAAGAGTTTTTGCAGTTGGGTTTTTATCATCTTTATTAAGAATGTCACTTATAGTAGACTGTGCAACACCAGATAACTTCCAGAGTTTATATGCAGATATATCCTTTTCTTCCATAATCTCAATTAATCTTTCTTTATTAAACACCGAACTCACTCCTAAAATATACTTCGATATATATAAGTATACAATATATTAAAATATGGATATATGTCAAGAAAATAGAAGAAAAATTAAGTAAAATAAATATATTTTGGAAAAATACTTCAATAAAAAGATATATACTTATTGATTACTTCAATAAAAAGATATATATTATATATTAAGAACAATACTTCTATAAAAAGATATACGGGAGATCAATTAATAAAAACTAGAAATATAAGAAATAAATAATTAAGGGGTTGTGGTGATATGATAGATATATTAGATATGGAAAAGTTAATAAAAGAAAGTGTGCAAATCACTGTAAGGGAAGCATTAATAGTTTTAGAAAAGGAAAAAGAAAAAAGTGCTAAATTAAAAAGGGATAGAAGATTAAGAAATACTGCTTTATTGCTTAGAAATTATATTAATTTAAAAGAACATTTTAATAATGCAATATATACTAATTCACAAATTGAAGATGAAGATCCAATAGAAATATTAATGGAGTGTGATAGTTTTGAAGAAGATTTATATATAAACTCCATTAAGAGGACACATACTAGAACAAAAATAATAGTAAATCACATAGAAACAATATTAGGCTTTTACAAATATAGAGCATTTAAAAGCAAAGATGAAAGTGCTGAAAGAAGATATGAAGTAATAGAGCTCTTATACATGGAAGGTAAAACTTATGAAGAAGTAGCAGAAGAACTAGGATACAGCGAAAAAACTATATCTAGAGATAGAAAAAGAGCAATTGAAGAATTAAGTGTACTATTGTTTGGAATAGATGGATTGAAACTAGAAGTTTAAACAATGGAGAATTATGGTTGAGATTAATTTTGTCAAATTGATTTCTTAAATAGATTTTAGCTAGCAATAAGATTACTAGCTTTTTACTTCAGTGGAGGGTTCCTTTGAGGTACAGTATAATTCTGAGCAAATATTCACAAATGTAACTAGAAAATAGGAGATAACCATTAATAGAAGTGTAAAAGACTTTAATAAAAGTAACGGTGTCACTTAAGAAATAAATTTAAAACTTCTCCAGTAAAGGAGAAATATCCAAAATTGTCAATTGTCAATTCTCCATACTCAATTGATGAAATTGTCTAAATCATGTCCTTGTAAGTACCATATAGAAATAGTAAAATGATATTGTGATAAAGTATATTAAGGCGCTTAGAGAAATCTAAGTGCTTTTTTCAATTCACAACAGATTAAAGAGGAGCTTAGAAAATAAATCAATTATAAATTTCTCAGCTTCCTGAGAAATATCCATAATTGTGAATTGTGCATTGTGAATCTTGCATTGAATAAATTTGTCTGAATCATGTCCTTGCAGGTACAGTATAGAAATAGTAAAATGATATTGTGATAAATTATCTTAAAGGCACTTAGGGAAAACTAAGTGCCTTTAAGATTCACAACAGATTAAAGAGGAGCTTAGAAAATAAATCAATTGTAAATTTCTCAGCACACTGAGAAATATCCAAAATTGTCAATTGTCAATTTTCAATCCTCAATTGATGAACTTGTCTAAATCATGTCCTTGTAAGTACAGTATAGAAATAGTAAAATGATATTGTGATAAAGTATAAAAAGGCACTTGGAGAAATCTAAGTGCCTTTTTATATATAAGGTGCATGCCTAAAAAGCTGGTTATTTTGTAAATAGCCAGCTTTTTATTTTTGAAAGGAGGTGAGAGCTATGAAGCTATATATATCACAAGTAAGTGGCTACACTTGAGTGAAAATGAGAAAGTTTATCTTGGAAGGAGATTAAATATGATCGTGCTCTACGATGTAAGAATGGCAATCACTGAAGCCTTAGAGAAGGAAAGTTTTCAAGTTGTAGAAAATAAAGATGGCTCTGAGAGTCCTGCTTTTTTTATAGAATTAGTAAACTCAACTTGTAAAAAGAAGAGAAAATCATTACAGGAAGTATCTGCAACCTTTAACATAAGATATCTTCCAAAAGAAGACTCACATAGTGAATTTGTTCAAATAGTAGATAAGCTTAATTCATTATTTGATACTACTCTTAAGGTTGAAGAAAGCTATGTGATGGTTAATAAGCTTACTTTAGAAGTAAAGGATGATATACCTAGTTTTAAAGTTGATATAAGCTATGAGCAAATTATTGCAGAGGAAAATATAAAAGATCAAAAAATAAATGAAGTTCATTTTAGAGGAGGAATATAGTTATGGGATTACCACAAATTAATATTGCATTTAAAAGCACTGCTTCAACAGTGATAAAAAGAGGAACTAGAGGAATAGTTGCATTAATATTAAAGGACAAAGTTTCAAAAATACAAATTGAAAGATTAAATGGAGTAGATGAAATACCAAAAACTATTAATGAAAATAATAAAAAGCAAATAGAGCTAGCTTTTATGGGAAGTGTCAATTCAGCTAAAAAGGTTATAGCACTTATAATTCCTGAGGAAAGTGAGAACTATACAGAAGCATTAACATTATTAGAAACAACAAAATTTGATTATTTAGTTGTTCCATTTATAACTAATGAAGATGCTGTTAAGATTGCAACTTGGATAAAAGATATGAGAAGTAATAAAGATGTAAAAGTGAAAGCAGTTTTACCACATTGTACTGCAGACAATGAAGGTGTTATTAACTTTGCTACAGATAATATTAAAGTAGGAAACAATCTATATACAGCTTCTGAATATTGTTCAAGAATAGCAGGTATGTTAGCAGGATGTCCACTTAATATAAGTGCTACTTATCAGCCATTGCCAGAAGTAGAAGATGTTCCACACTTATCTAAAGAAAGCTTTGATGAAGGAATTGATAGCGGTAAATTATTACTTTTGCATGATGGAGAAAAAGTAAAAATAGCAAGAGCAGTAAACAGTTTAGTAACTACAAATGCAGATAAAGGTGAAGATTTTAAGAAGATAAAATTAGTTGACATGATGGATTTAATAGTTAGTGATATAAAGAAAACCGCTGAGGATAATTTTATCGGGAAATATCCTAATAACTATGATAATAAGATTCTATTAATGTCATCAATTCAAAGTTATTTAGAAGCATTAGAAATTGATAACTTACTAGACTTAGGAAAAAATAAGGTTTCTATAGATATAGAAACTCAAAAAAATTATCTTAAGACTATAGGTATCGATGTTGATAATATGAATGAACAAGAAATTAAGGAAGCAAATACTAAGGATAAAGTATTCCTAAAAGGATTAATTAAAATAACTGATGCTATGGAAGATATAAATTTAAATTTCGTTATATAGGGGGAAGTATATATGTTAGAAACAAAGAGAGTTATTAATGGATCATTTGGAGAAATGTGGCTTGAAGGAGATTATGTATCAGAAGCTTTTGGACTTCAGGCAAAAATAGAGGTAAAGAAAGAAGTAGTAAAACGCTGCGGATATGGTGGAGAAGATACAAAAGTTGTAGGCTGGGCAGGAAAAGGTACAGTTAAACTTAACAAAATCAGCAGTCGTATGGGAAAACTTATAGGTGAAGCTATTAAAGAAGGAAGAGATATTAAATTTACTATTATATCTAAATTAGCTGATCCAGATGCTTTTGGATCAGAGCGTATAGCTATAAAAAATGTGTCTTTTGACGATTTAACATTAATTGACTGGGAATCAGAAAAACCAGGTGAATTAGAGTGTCCATTTACTTTTTCAGACTATGAATATTTAGACCAAATATAAGGGGGAAATTAAGTGAGTACAATAGATTTATTATTAAAAGTAGATACCAATAAACTTTTTAGACCGGAAAAACAAGTAGAAATAAAAAGATTATCAGAGCTTGCAGGGGAGAAGGTAGTATTCACATGCCAAGCTTTAAATGCCAGTGAAATTGAGGAAGCAACTAATAATGCTCTTACTATAAAATCTGATGGGGAAGTGGACATAAAAAATAACGATATGCAATTATTTGTTCTTTTATCAGGAGTAAAAGAGCCAAATTTAAAATCTAAAGAACTTAGAGAATATTATGGATGCTTAACTCCAAAGGATTTGATAAATAAATTATTATTGCCTGGCGAAGTATCTCATTTATATAATACTATAAATGACCTTAGTGGCTTTGGTAAAGGGCAGGTAGAAGAAATAAAAAACTCATAAACTCTGACCATATGGTAGGAATGATGTATTATTACTGGAAGACAAAAGGTATATGGCCAGATGAGTTTTATAACAAACCTTTAGGTACTAGAGTTCTTTTAGCAGCTTTTTATGAAAAGGAACTAGAAGAAAAAGTGGAAATATTAAAAAATGAAAATATTATGGCTGTGAAAATTGTATAGGAAATTTTCACAGTTTTTTATTTAAGCATTAAATAATATTAGACAATTATAATCTTAAAATTGAGAATTAAAAATTAGAAGAATATTTATAATTTTATTATTAAAAATCACCTTTAGAAACAAGAGTAACTTGTATTAGTTCTAAAGGTGATTTTTATATTTCTCTTATTTTAATAATTTTAATAGAAGGTGGTGATAATTTGACAGAATTAAATAGAATTAATATAGTGTTACAAGATAACTATACTGCACCATTAAAAGAAGCCATTAAGTCTACTGCTAAATTTGAAAAGCAAATATCAAAATTAAGAAGAGAGTTAAATAAGTTAGAGAGAAAAAAAATATCTATTTCTATTTCACTTAGAGATAAAGATATTCTTAATGCTAAAAATAGAATTATAGAGACTTTGAGCAATTTAGAGGTTAAAGCTAAAATTAAGGCTGAATTTCCAAATGATTTAAAGGCAGAATTACAAAATCAGCTAGATCAGATACAAAATCTTACCATAAATGTTACGCCAGTACTAGCATCACAAAATCAATCAGGAGGTTCTATAAATCCTACTACTTCTCCTCAAAATGTATTAGGAAATAACAATAATATTGCATCACCTGCTCCGAAACCTAAAAATATAGTGTTTAAAGCAGTAGATAAAACTAAAGCCGTTTTAGGGTCAATAAAAAACAATATTATTGGTATCAAAAAATTTGCTAAAGATATTGTATTAGGTGATGATGCAAAAGCTGCTTTTAATGCTACTATAGGATCGGCTATGCAGGGAGAGCAAGAGAAAGTAGCTATGAAGCATTTTATAGGGATTAAAAATAAGGACAAAAGCAAAGAAGAAGTTTCATCTATTACAGATAATTATATGGAAGCTTTAAAAGCTGAAGCTGGAAAAAGTCCTTTTGATCCAAATGACATTATAACCTCAGGCCGTAAAGCATTAAGTATTGTAAATGGAGATACAGATAAATCAATTGAGCTTGTTAAATTAGCACAGGATATGGCGGCGGTTAATCCGGGAAAATCAGCAGATGATGCTATGAACGCATTAGCTTCAATGAGAACAGGAGATTTTGCAGCAGCAAAAGATTTTGGTTTTGAGTATTCAATGAACGAGTACAAGGCATTATTAGGTAAGACTTCAAAAGAAGATTTAACACAGGATGAAATGACAAAAGCCTTCGATATGCTTCTTAAAGATAAAGCAACAGTACAGTTTGCTGGAGGAACGGAAGAATTTAGTAAAACTGTTACCGGACAATGGGGGCTTATAACAGGAAGCCTTCAAACCATGGGAACTAACTTTGGAACTGCTTTTTTACCTTTAATAAGTGAAATATTAGGGCCTTTAGCACAATTATTAGGGAATAATACAGAAGGCTTCGCGCAGTTCGGACAAAGTGCTGCGAATGCTGTTCAAGGCATTGCAAACAGTATAGGGATGTTTTTAACTCCTGCTATTGAATGGATTAAAACTAATCTTCCAATGATCCAAACTATAGTTGGCAATGTATTTAATGGAATAGCTACACTTTTACAACCGGTTATGGCCATATTTGGAAGTGTTTTTGAGATAATTGGAGCAGCAATACAAAATTTTGGTCCAATAGTAACAGAAATTTCAGCTACTATTATGGGAAAATTAGGTGAAGTTTTGGAATGGTTGGGACCAAAAATAGAGTGGCTTAAGGAATTGTTTATTAGTTCTATGCCAATGATATCAGATGCAGTACAAATTGCTTGGGATGTAATAAATCCAGCTTTAGATTTAGGTATAACAGTGTTTGAAGGTATTGCAGATGCTGTTATGTGGGCTATGCCTATAGTTCAAGATATATTAGAAAAGGTATGGGTTGTTATTAAACCTATAGTAAATGGTATAGGAAGCGCCTTTGGATATATTTTTGACCTTGTTAAAAAGGTAATAGGAGCTCTAGGATTCAATGTATCAGGTATGGAAGAACCAAAAGGCTATGCTACAGGACTCCCAAGAGTACCTTATAATAATTACCCTGCATTACTTCATGAAGGAGAAGTAGTCCTAACTAAAAAGGAAGTTAATCAAGTTCAAAACAGAGGCAGCAATAATTTTAATATGTCATTTAATATAAGTGGATCTTCAGATCCAAATTTAGTAGCAAAACAAATAGTTAATGAAATAAAACAAGCAGCGTTTAATATTTAGAGGTGATATTATGGAATTTTGGATAATTCAAGATAATAATAAATTAATGTTCCCAGTAATTCCTCCATCCTTTGAAGTAGGCTCTGGTACTTTAAATAAAACTGTAAATGTAGAACAATTAGGTGAAGTGACTTTTTTAGCAAAATCTCCTCCTAAAACTTTAAAAGTATCTAGCTTTTTTCCAAGTCAAGAATATAGCTTTGCATCATATAAAGACTCGCCAGAGCCTTATGAGGCAATAGAACTTATTAATAATTTTAAAGAAAATATGAAACCAGTAAGATTTATAATAACTGAAACTCCTATTAATAGTTTATTTTCTATAGAAAACTTTAGTTATTTAGAGCAAGATGGAACTAGAGATGTTTATTTTACATTAGATTTAAAAGAGTACAATCCAATAAAAGTTTCATCAAAGATAGTAGGAAAGCATGGTTATAGTCATGATAAGGTCAATATGAAAGGTGCTAATAATATTGCATCTACTGTAAGACCAGTAGATGCAAAGCCTAAAACCTATACAATTAAAGTAGGGGATACATTTCCACTAATATCAAAAAAATTTACTGGTAATAGTGATAATTGGAGAGCGTTAGCAGAAAAAAATGGATTTAAAGGCAACTTTAATTTAAAACCAGGAACGGTGATAAAATTATGATAAAAGTTTATGCACTATATGATAGATGGATTGTCACAGAAATAACGCCAATGGTTAAATCCATATCTTTAACTGGAAGTATAAGCCAATGTGCTAGAAAACTTACGGGAACTATAACTTATCCTATATTTGATAGAAATCATGATAGAACTCAAATAAGACCTAATACTGTAGTTTGGGTAGTAGATGATAGAGGGGTAGAAATTTTTAGAGGAATTGTTTTTGATCGACAGTTAAATAGCAGCGAAGAACTTACCTTTAATGCTTATGATTTTTTAATATACTTTACAAAGTCTAAAGGGTCCTATAATTTTAATCAAATAACAGCTGAAGACATAACAAGAAAAATATGTAGTGAAGCAGAGGTAAAGGTAGGGGATATAGCTAAAACTGGAGTTAAAATTAGTGATATTCCTCAAAACACTTCTTTTTATGACATCATAATGAGAGCTTACACCAAGGCTAGAGATAAAACTAACAAATGTTATATACCAATGATGAATAAGGACCAATTTAATTTAATTGAAAAAGGTAAGCTTATTGATGGATTAGTTCTTGAACCTAATAAAAACATTATAAGTTGTAATTATGGTGACTCAATGGAAAATATGATTAATAGAGTAAAAATCTTTGATGAAAATAGCAACTTTTTAACTAAGGTAGAAAATCGAAAGAATATAACCATGTATGGAGTTCTACAAGAAAGCGTTACAAAAGATGATGATGGATATATGGATAAGGCAAAACAAATGTTAAAGGATATAGAAAGTAATGTAAATATAGAGGCATTAGGAGATATTAGATGTATTACTGGTTATGCAGTAAAAGCTAAAATATGGTATGTAAGTGCTTTAGTTGATTGTATATTATATATCGATTCTGATACTCATACCTTTGACTTAGCATCAAATCAGCATACTATGAGTCTTACCGTAAGTTTACAAAATAAAATGGATTTAAAGGAGGGAAACTAAATTGAGTGAGTGTTATGGAGAATTTATAAAACTAATTAGAGATCAAGGTAAGTACTTTAATCCTCCTTCAGTAGAATTAGGCGAAATTATTTCTACAAGTCCTATTTCCATTAAAACAAGTGATATTACCCTTAGTAAAGAAAATTTATATATAAGTGAACATCTACTTAAAGATAATATAGAAATAAGTTTTAATGGAGAAGTTAGAGTTGAAGGTTCAGCTAAAAATATAACCATAGATAAGAAAAAAGTTAGCTTTGATAAAGCTTTAAAATCTGGGGACGGTGTAGCACTTATAAAGATTAGTAGTTCTAAATTTTTAGTATTATGTAAGGTGGTGAAACTGTGAGTATTTTTCCAACATTCACCGATGAAGATATAAAGGTTATAGAAGAGGTTGAAAATGAATTAAACACTAATGAGGAGATTCCTCGTGAGTATGCTTGGGACTTTCAAAAAAATGAATTTATCTTAAAGGATGGTAAATTTATAGTAGTGGAAGGGCTAGAAGCTCTTAACATATGGATAAGAAAAGCATTAATTACAGAGAGATATAGATATTTAGCCTATACTACCGACTATGGTAGTGAAATTGAAAGCTTAGTAGGGAAAAATTATTCTAAAGAACTTACTAAGTCGGAAATAAAAAGATTTTTAAAAGAAGCTTTAGAAATTAATCCACATATCAAAGGTATAAGTGATATTGATGTTCTAAGCTACAAGGATAAAATAACAGTGAATTTTAAGATAGAAACAGATTTAGGGGAGGTTAAGGTAAGTGTATAGTGAAAATGAAAAATTAATACTTGATAGAATGATGAAAAAAGTGCCTTCAGATATAGATAAATCTGAAGGTTCATTTATTTATGATGCCCTTTCTCCCATTTCTTTAGAACTTATGCAAAGTAAATTACAGCTTGATGAAATATTAAACAAGGTGTTTGCAATAAAAGCTGCTGAAAATGGGTATAGTGAAGAGTTAGAATTAAAGGCCAAAGAATTTGGGATTTATAGAAAAGCTGGAATAAAAGCTAAAGTGAAATTGACCATTGAAGGAAGTAAAGATACTTTAATACCTAAAGAAAGCATCTTTCAAACAGAAGGTGGACTTAGGTTTGTAACCACAGAGGAAAGTATTATAAAAAATGATAAGACCTTCGTAGAAGCTATGGCAGAAGAAGTTGGAAACAAATATAATGTGCCAGCTAAAATTATAAATAGTATTCCTATTTCAATTTCAGGAGTAAGTGCTGTTATAAATGAAGAAGGAGCAGCTGGAGGTATCAATATTGAAAGTGATGAAGAACTTTTAAAGAGATTGTTACTTAAAGTTAGACTTCCAGCTACTAGTGGAAATATTCATCATTATAAATTATGGGCTCTTGAAGTAAATGGAGTAGGAAATGCAGTGGTAATACCGCTTCATAATGGGCCAGGTACAGTTAAGGTAGTAGTTATGGATAACAACAATAAAAAACCAAATGAAGATTTAATAACTTCTGTACAAGAATATATTGAAGCTCAAAGGCCTATAGGAGCAGAAGTGGATGTAGTTGGAGTAGAGGAAATACCTATAAATATCAAGGTAAAACTACAATTAGCTAGCTATGCAAACTTAGAGGAAGTAAAAATTCAAATAGAAAATGCTGCAACTAAGTATTTAAATACCTTAGCTTTTAAAGATCCACTTATTAGATATACAAGAATAGCAAATTTACTATTAGATATTCCTCCTATTATTGATTACAGTGAATTAACCATCAATGATGGAACTTCCAATATAGAGATTAACACAGGGGCAGTTGGAGTTTTGGGAAAGGTGGAGATAGAAAGTGAAGCTTAAAAAATATCTTCCCTCCTTTATAGGAAATTCTAAAATATTTTCTAAAATCTATGAAATCGAACAAAGTGAAATTGATGATTACAACAACCTAATTGAAGATTTAGTAAATCAATGCTTTGTCGAAAAAGCCACTTGGGGGCTTAGCTTATGGGAGAATTTTTTAGATATAAAAGCTAACCTTTCTTCACCAGAAGATTTTAGAAGAAGTGCCATAAAAGCAAAACTAAGAGGTCAAGGTGTAGTTACTGTAGAGCTCATAAAGAACGTAAGTGAAAGCTTTTCCAATGGAGAGGTTGAAATTACTGAAAATATAGAACCCTACACCTTTGAAATAAAATTTGTAGGTACCAGAGGTATACCCCCTAACTTAGAAGGACTTAAAAAAGCCATAGAAGATATCAAACCAGCTCACTTATCTATAAAATATAAATTTACTTATATGACCTGGGATGAACTTGAGTCCTACAATAAAACCTGGGATCAATGGGAAGAGCTAAATTTAACCTGGGATGAATTTGAAAAATATAGAGAATAGAGGTGGAAATAATGTCTAGTGAGAATAAAACTCTAAATTTAGAATTAAATCAATGGAATGGTAATGAATATCCCAAAAGAAGTGACTTTATTGAGGATAATAAAAAAATAGATAAAGCCTATAAAGAATTAAAAGATAGCATAAAAAATGGCGGAAAAGTATCCAGCGTAAACAACAAAATTGGTGATGTTATCTTAAAAGCTGAGGATATTAAAACAGCAACCGGTATAACCGTTGAGAACAAATTAAACGAACTTTTTCAATTTGCCGATAATGGTAAGAAAAATATGGCTTCTGTTATCGGCTCCCCATTAAGTAGTAGTGATACTTTTGATAGTATGAAAAGTAAAATACAGACACTTAAAAATACTTTTGCTAGTAATTTGATAGCAAAAGAGCAGAGCAGTAGTGGAAGTGAAAGTTTAGATAGTTTAATTAATAAAATTAAAAGCATTAATCCGCAGAAAAAATGGGTTGAAGGAAATTATCAATCAGGAGATGTTGATGTTGTTAGTTATAATGTAAGTTTGAAATGGAAACCTAGTTGTATAGCTGTATTTAGAAAGGATGATTATTGGAACTATAGTCATGGAATAGCTATGTTTGTTACTAATAGTACATTTAAAAATGCTCTTACAACAAATGTTTATAGTTCACCTCTCAACGAATTTAATTTTATTTTTTCAGGTTCAGATAGGGCACAAATAAGGATTTTGTCTGATACATCTTTTAAAATTGTGGACCCTTACGGCGGTTCTGCTACGTATTATTGGTTAGCAATTGAACTATAATAAAAGGATGGTGTAAACGTGGAACAAATTGGAAAAAGGATATTTTATGATGAATTAACAGGGGAAGTAATATTTGAATTTGGAGAGATGAGAGGTGATGCAAAAGAATATGCAAAATACAACAAAATAATTTATAAAGATTATCCATATGGATATAAAAAAGAAGAGTTTGAAAGAGCATTAAAATATCACATTAATATAGAAACAGGTGAAGTTATTTTTGATAAATTCATTGAAAAAGTAGAAACAGAAGAAGAAAGACTTAGAAGAGAAAAGAAGGAATTAGAAAATCAACTATTGTTATTACAAGATGAAAAGACAAGAGGGTTATTATAGATGGTAAATGAAAGTGTAGTAAAAATAATAGGAGAAAGAATATTAAATAAAGGTATAAATCCTAAAACTGAAACAATATATAAGCTAGATGATATAACTGATATTGAATATAAAAGGGCAGTTCAGAAATATATATCATCTAATAAAAGAAATGAAAAAACTAGTATAAAATCAGTATATAACAATTTAATAAAACATTTTAAAAAAGCAAAATAATAGGTCACTAATAAAGAACTTATTATTTTGTTTTTTTATTTACAGCAAATAATAGATATTTTCTTAAATATAAAGAATAGAGGTGAAGATAATGTCAAGTGAAAACAAAACCCCTAATCTACAACTAAATCAATGGACTGGTAATGAATATCCTAAAAGAACAGATTTTATTGAGGATAATAGAAAAATAGATGAAGCTTATAAAGAGCTAAAAGACAGTATAAAAGACGGTGGAAAAGTATCTAGTGTAAATGGAAAAATTGGAGATGTTATCTTAAAAGCTGAAGATATTAAAACAGAAAGTGGAGATACAGTTCAGTCGCAAATGGCTGATATGGTGCAACATATGGTGCAACAAAGAAGAACTTATGCTGAATTAAAGGAGATGGCTGAGGATAGCAAACTTTCTGTCGGTCATTTTTATATTTTGGAAGATTATAAATGTACTTATCTAAGGTCTAAAGATGGAAGTAGTTCCGCGGATAAATATGAGGTTGTAACAAGCCCTAAAGCTGAGAAGCTTATATTGCAAGCAATCACTAAAAATACATTTTCAATCTACTGTAAAAGTGTAGATTATCCAGACGACATATTGGTATTTGATATATTTGATGACGATATAAAGAATGACTTAAATAACGATAAAATTCCTAACACTCCTCGTACCGGAAAGGTACATAGTAGATACGACACTAAAAATAATATCTATACAAACTATGATTTTAGAGCTGTTACTGTTCTTGTGTTTAGACAAGATATTAAACGTTACGCCACTACTGGAGGTACTATTCTTAATACGAATGAAAGGGTTAGTGCAGGCACTGTTGTTAGGGGATCGTTTTATCACAACGGTCAATCTTTGTTTGTGGCTTTGGCAACAACAACCGTAAACACGCTAGAGGGACACGCTAACGTTTGCAAAATTTGTGATAGAGCTATTGACGTGCTTAACGTAGAGAGTAATACTATTTACATGTATTCCAATAAGGGTAATGAGCTTACAGACGGATATTTAGTTACAAGCATATCCCCAAGAGTTGAGCTTACAATTGGGAACAACTGCAAGGATATATATGTACACACAGGATATCAAAAACATATACACACTATAAGAATTGGCGATAACTGTACAAACATAGAATTGAAAGACTCTAGGTATATATGTATCGGAAATGATTGTAGTAGGATAAATATATTTGATTCTCTGTGGGTGGCTACAGGTGATAAAACAGTTACTACACGTATTACTCAGTCGTCTTGGGTTGCTTTATTCGGGAACAATTCAAAAATTTACTTAAATAGTTGCTCGAAGGTTTCTATTGGATATTCGTTTTGGAACGTTCAATCAACTAGCACTTCTAATCTATGTACAGGAGGGCAGAATAAGAGTGGACTAACAACAAGTTATGATTATAACTCTAATGTCTTTAATTGCTCATATGTGGATATTTCTAAAAACTCATCAAATAATACAATTACGGCGTCAGATACGGTAAATATAGATAAGAATAGCAACACTAACGACATAAGGAATTCAACGCATATCTCTATAGATATGGGGTGTAATTGTAATTATATGTATAATGCTAAGTACATTTCTATAGGTAAAGACTGTAGTGACAATAGATTTCCAACAGATAATCACACAATAACTTTAGGTATTGGATGCAAGTTTAATGACTTTGGTATATTTACACACGACCTTAACGTTATTAGGAGTAATTCGTCAAAATATAGTGTTGATAATAGTTATATGATTGTTCTTAACTTAAGGAATAAAGATATCACAAAATTCACAGGTGGCATGACAAATTATAGTACAACTAAATGGGTCACAGAAGGCGATTCCGGTAACAATTATTATTTGTGCTACCTAACTGGTGGAGGGTCATATACAGCCAAACTTATACCTTAAAGGAGGAATTTTATGTATAAAATAAGATATTTTATCTTAGAAGTAGTTAATATAATTGAAAACGAGGATGGCACTGTCGAGACTGTCACAGAATTACGAGAACACTATTACGAATGTAGGGATGCTGAATTAGAACAATGGTACAATTACATTAAAGAAACTTATGGAGACTATGGTGAAGTTACCTATGAATGGTCTGAATACGAACCCACAGCAGAAGAACTAGAAAAGGAAGAATTAACAGCAGAGATTAAAACTTTAAAAGAGCAACTATTAGAAGTACAAAACTATGTTATAAATAAAGAATATAATAATTTATTAGAAAATGGAGGAATGAAAGATGTTATATAATTTACTATCAAATTTAATTAGTGCAAACAAATACGAAAAAGAGGACATGACAAATAAGTTAGATGTATTTTTTACTTTTAGCAGAATTACAACCGAACAATATCAAGAATTGCTAGAAAAAATTAATGCAGAATAGATAATTTTTACGACACAACTCAAAGACCACAATAGGTCTTTTTTTATTTATAACTTTTTAATATTATTAAGAATATTAAAATAAACTAATAAAAAGTTACGAAACAACCCCAAAACAATCAATTATAAATTTCTCAGCCATGCTGAAAAATATCCTTAATTGTGAATTGTGGATTGTGAATTCTGAATTAAAAGCTGTGATTTTTCACAGCTTTTTTAGGTGGTGATATAATATTGAAATTTTATTAAATGCTTTAAAGAGCATGGGCTCTGTAAAAGAAAGGGGAATAACAACAGGATTTATTGGAGGATTGATTAGTATAATAACTTATTTCTTTGGTGGATGGGATATAATACTTCAGGTGCTTATTGTTTTTATGTTTTTAGATTATATTACAGGAGTGATAGGTGCTTATATTGGTGGAAAGTTGAGTTCTAAGGAAGGATTACAGGGAGTGGTTAAGAAAATATTGGTGCTAATGCTTTTGATTGTACCAGTGTTATTAGATAGACTAATTGGATCTGGTGGTTCTCTTAGAACTTTGTTTTGTTTTTTTATGATATCAAACGAAGGAATAAGTATTTGCGAAAATGCAGTAAAGTTAGGTGTACCTATGCCAAAGCAAATTATTGATGCTTTAGAGCAACTTAAAGGTGATAAAAAAGGGGGAGAAAGGGATGAAAATAACACATAGAGCAGGTCATAATGAAGCATGTTCTGGTAGTAAATATTATGTAGATGAAGTAGTAGAAAACAGAAAAATTCACAACTCTATAATAAAATATCTATCTATGGCAAAACATTCTCTTATAGATTGTACTCCTCATAATATATCAGGAGTTAATGAGGAACTTACCTATGGAATTAATGGTGCAAACAATGTTAAAGGAGATATATTTTTCTCCACTCATTTAAATTGTTATGAACCAACAGAAGCAGCTAGGGGAGCAGAGGTCTTAATTTATCCTGGGGATAAGAAAACAAGGGCTATTGGTGAAAGAATACTTAAAAATTTAGAAAACTTAGGTTTTAAAAATAGAGGGGTTAAAGAGCAAAATAATTTAGCAGAACTAAATTCAATATACTATAGTTCTATGATTATAGAATGTTTTTTTGTAGATAGTAAAGCTGATGTGGAATTATATAAAAAGCTTGGAGCAGATATAATAGGAAAAGCTATAGCAGAAGGCATTCATGGAACTGTGGTAAATGTACAAAAAAACAAAAATATAATTGTAATTAACAATGAAGTAGATAGAAGAGCAGCACTATATTTAGCTGATTATTTAAATTGTAAAATTATAGAAGCAAAAGATTTTATACCTGGTATTGGAGAAAAAGTATATGTAATTGGTGGTGGAATAAACATTCCTAATTCAATAGTAATAGCTGGTAAAGATAGATATGACACTTGTGATAAGGTTTTAGATTTTATTATAAAATAGAAAGTATTTCAAAAGGAATAAAACTTAAATTAATTTCTTAAATAAATTTTTATTATGCCAATTGTTAAGATAAGTATTGGATTAAGCTTAACAATTGGCAATAATAAACGATATTTTATATACAAAAAATAAAAGACATGGAACTATTCCATGAACTTACAATTATTGGCAATTTATTTTAGACATAAATGCAATACCTTAATATTAATTTCCTAATTTATACTTATACTATAATCAAAAAACTCTAAACTGTCAAGAGAAATAGAGAAATTTTTATTAAATTTATATTTAAGTCATAAATATTGAAATATAGACAATTACATAAACCATGGGGGAGCTTTCCATTTTACCACATCTAATATAGAATAGAATTTGTCTCAATGAACAATGTGGCACAAATATAAATTTGTGAGGTGATCTCTATGGTTAAAAATAACCATCCTGATTATGATGAAGAGGTATTAAGATTAAATACCATCTTAGAATACTTAATTAATTATAACAAAAAAGTTTTTGAAGAAAAAAGAGAACTTGATGAGGCTGTTAATTATGGATATTCCCATTACAACTCAGATAACGCAGAACAGTTTAATGAATTAGTTATAAACACTGCATTACAAAAGAGCCTACAATCTAAGGTGAGAGGATTAGAAAAAAGTATAGAAAAGCCTTATTTTGCTAGAGTTGATTTTAAAGAAGAAGGCAAAGAAAATATTCAAAGGCTTTATGTAGGAAAAACTTCTTTAGTTGATGATGAAAGTAATGAGCTTTTAATAGTAGACTGGAGAGCACCAATTGCTACTCTTTACTATGAGGGAAGATTAGGAACTGCTCAGTATGATTGTGAAGATGGGATCATAAATGGTGATATAAGCTTAAAAAGACAATATGCCATTGAAAAATCTAAGCTTTTGGACATTTATGATATAGACATAACTACTAATGATGAGTTTCTTCAAGCAAGTCTTAACTCTTTAAAAGATAATAGATTAAAAGATATAGTTTCAACTATTCAAGAGGAACAAAATAGAGTTATAAGGGCTAATATGTGGAAACCTCTAATAGTTCAAGGTGCTGCTGGTGGAGGGAAGACTACTATAGCGCTTCATAGAATAGCATACCTATTATACAACAATGAAAAGACTCTATCACCAGATAATTTTATGATAATAGCTCCTAATAGATTTTTCCTAAGCTATATATCAGACGTTTTACCTGAATTAGGCGTGGATAATGTAAAACAAAATACCTTTGAGGATTTTGCTCTTGAATTTATAGGGGAAGATCTAAAAATAATTGATCCATCAATAAAACTTAGAAATATAATAGAAGGAAATAAAAATCTCTCAAAAATCACTTCCTTTAAAACTTCCATAGAATTTAAAAAATTAATAGATAGATTTCTTAAACATGTAGAAGTAACTTATATTCCTAAATTAGACTTTAAAGTAAATGAAACAATTCTTTATTCATATAAGGAAATAATAGAATTGTTTAAAAATGATTATAGTTATTTGCCTTTTGAAAAGAGGATAAATGAAATAAGAAAGCATTTTATAAATAAAACAAAAGCTGATAAGCAAAAAATATTAGATAAAATAGAAAATGATTATGAGGATAAACTCAATGAAATTAGATGGGCTTTCAAAGATTCACCTGAAAGAAGGGCCAAAATTATTGAGGTTGCTGATGAGAGAGATGAACTTTTTAAAAGAGTTAAGAATAAACTAAGCAGCTTAGTAAGGGATTATTTTAAAAATATTAAACCACTATCTACAACAGAATATTATAAGGAATTTATCATGTCTTTAATAAAATGGAAACCAGATGGCGTAATAGGAGAGATGGCAAAAGAGACCTTAAAAAATTTAGAAAATAATCTAATAGAAATTGAAGATTTAGCTCCACTTATGTATATAAAGTTAAAGGTATATGGAATTGAAGAAAGTTTAAATTTAAAACATATAGTAATTGATGAAGCACAGGACTTTAACTTATTACAATTTCATGTATTAAAAGAAATACTGGGATCTCGCTCAATGACCATATTAGGAGATATATGTCAAGGAATATACAGTTATAGAGGGACTAATGATTGGGATATGGTTAATAACTATATTTTTGATGAGGAAGCTCAAATGCTTGGCTTAGAACAGAGCTATAGAACAACCATAGAAATAATGAATGGTGCAACGGAAGTATTAAGAGCATTAAAAGATGAAAAATTACCAGTAGCTAAACCTGTTATAAGACATGGAGAAGAAATAACTATAAATTTAGTAGAAGATTATTATAGCCTTGCATTGCAATTAGAAGAGGATATAAGTGAGAACAAAAACAAGGGATATAAATCTCTTGCATTGATATGTAAAACCTTAGAAGAATGTAAAAGACTTAAGATAGAATTAGATAAGAACAATATAAAGGTTAACTTAGTTGAAGGTGGAGAAAATGATTTTACTGGAGGAGTTGTATTAATACCTTCATATCTTGTAAAAGGATTAGAGTTTGATATGGTAGTTATATGTAATGCTTCTAAGGAAAATTACTCAGAAAATCAACTAGATGTGAAGCTTTTATATGTAGCTATGACAAGGCCGCTTCACAATCTAAAAATATATCATATTGGAGAAAAAACAGAACTTTTAAAAAGTGAATTTTTTCATAAATAAATCTTCATAAATTAAATAAAGATGAAATTCTTCTTAAATTTGTACTATTAATTATCAATCCTTAATTTTAAGGAATTAAGCTATTTTTATAGAGAATCTATATACTATTAAGATATCAGTATAAAATATACAAAAATTCTAAACTACAGCTTAAAGAAATAGGAATTAAACTTCTTTTATTCTAAGCTGTAGTTTTATATATTAATTACATAAGAAATTATTTCATACTTTATTTTTACATATTAAGGGTAAGTAAAAAACATTTTTAATTTCCCTAATTATTTTTCTATTAAAATATTAGCTTCTTTTAATGCTTCATAAATATATTTACTGTTTCGTACATCTTCTGAACTTTTATTTCCAAGTTTGTCAATAAAAAAGCTACTTTCTACATCTCTAATTAAAATTTCAGGTAAAAAATTTGATCTTCTTAAGCTAAGGGGAAATCCTGCACAATAGATTCTTTTACCTTTTGCTGTTATAACAACTGCATCCCATTCTTTTGTTCCTAATAACTTACTTCCTGCATTATCAGAATTTGCATTATAACTCACTTTAATCTTATGCCTTTTAAAATAATTTTTAGTTAGCTCTACTTCATGAGTATTCCAATGATATTTTTTTATATCTTCATCTGTAATTAATGGCATTTCATCTATAAGTAACTCCTCAAGAGTTAACTCAGGTTTTATATATTCGCCTTTTTCATTTCTTCCGTAACTTAAGGCGCCACTTTTATGTTCTTCCTTTACAAGGTATATTCCAAATTTTGATTCATTTTTAATCTGCTTTTCATTGCTGCAACTTATAAATGAAATACTTGATAAAATTACAAGAAATATAATGACTAATATTCTTTTCATGACTTCACCTCCTAGAATATTTCTGAGAAAAATCAATATACATAAGATATTAAAAAATAACTATTTATTATATTACAAAACATAATTCAATAGAGTTTATTTTTTTCCTTTATATGTTGAAAAAATATATAAAAGTTAAGTACGCATATAAATTTTAAATATAAATATGTAGATTTATGGTAGGAGAGATCAAATTATTGTAGAATTTATTAAAATATATATTGTAAAATATAGGATATTTGTGGATAATATAACTTTTTAAATAAATATTTGTAAAAATCTTTATATTAAAGTAAATATTTAGTATAATTAAATAGAAAAAGGAAGGGGGTATATCAATTATGAATTTTTTAATAATGGCTTCAAGTAATCCATTTGTACCTAAAATAACAGCAATACTAAATGATATTAAGGGATGGTTTTTAGCTTTAGTGGCAGTGGTTACAGTAGTAGTAATTCTTATTCACTCATTTAAATATTTTCAAGGGGATGGATCAGAGAAAGCGGAAGCTATATCCAATATTAAAAAGACTGTTTACATGGGTGGAGGTGTTTTCTTTTTAATTTGGTTTGCAACTTATGTAGTGGACAAGATGAAAGTATAAACTATAAGCTTCAGATTATTGCTGAAGCTTTTTGCAAGTAGGACAAGCTTTTACATATATAAAGATACTAGTTGCAAAGTTCAGTATAGATTAATATAGTTACATCTTTAGGTGTTTGAATTCACAATTATGATTAAAATTAATTTTTATTAATAATATATCATTATTTAACTATTAAGAAATGAGTATGTTACTTCAAAGGTAAATTAATTTTAGAGCTGCATGTATATATAGTAAAAGTATGTAGATAGAATTTAATAAAATTTAGGATTTAAGTTAGTAATTCTATTATTAGCTTTTAACTGAAAAATTGATTTAAAGCCTTTTTTTATTTGCAATCAGTTAGAAGTCACTCTTAGTAAATAAGGAGGTGCAATATGGATTGGATTATTAATAATATTACAGAAGGAATCTGGGGTTTTTTTGCTAAATTATGTTCTAACATAATAAATGAAGCATTTAAATTTATAACCGAAACTATTATTAATATAACTGACATAAATAGATATATAAATATTAATAAATACTTAGTGTATATTCAAATAATTGCTGCTTCATTTCTATTAGTTAGAATAGCCTGGGAAGCTTTAAAATATCAAAGCGGCGGTGTATTAGGAGGAAATAATGGCTCAATTTCAGCACTTATGATTAAAGTTTTGCAGTCAGGTGCTGCTATTTATGTATTACCTTATTTAGTGATAGATGTTTTATTACCAATTAATAATGCGTTAATGAAGTTTATTCAAGCTATAGGCATTGAAATAACTGAAGAACATTTTAGTAAGACAAAAACTTTAGTAGGTAATCTTTCCGATTTAGGTCAGCTTATGATTTTAGTACTATTAATACTAGGAATAGGGTTTCTTATATTAGCTATTGCAGGAAGTATAAGATATATTGAATTACTTATATGTATTTTATTTGCTCCAATTGCAGCTGTATCCATTGTAAATGATGGAGAAGGCACTGAGGTATGGTTTAAAGAGACCATATGTATTGTATTCACTCAATCAATACACATGTTTTTACTTCAAATATTAATTACAATAATGACTACTGTAGATGGAATTATGATGGCAGTATTAAGTATAGCATCTATTTCTATAATGCTTAAAGGTCCTCAAGTTTTAAGGAACTTTTTATATACTTCTGGTACAGGTTCACTTTCAGTTAAAACAGCAGGAACTGCTGCAAGAGGCTATGGAAAAATGAGAGCTATGAAACGTATGGTAAAATCTTCATCACCTTTTGGACCATTAGTTTAATTAAGGAGTAGTAATTATGAATAAAAGAAGTATTCCACGACATGTGGATGGTAGAGTTAAAATAGGACCAATGACTGCAAGAAATTTTATTAAATTTTTTCCCATTTTTATTATAGAAGTTTTCGCAATATTAAGTAATTTTAGCCCTATAACTTTATTTTTCGGGGTATTATCAATAGGACTAACTACTATTTTATTTGCTGAATTTAATAATAGAGAAACAGGACTAGATATTTTAAAAGATATCATAAAATATGAATTAGAAGGCGACATAATTTATGAGAGGGGATGTGAGTTAGAAGATGTTCACAAAGTTATTTGGAACAAAATCCAAGATACCAAAGAAGAATAATATAAAAAATAAAGAAGAAACTTTTAACTTACCCATAAAAGATGTGAAAGACATTATTATAGGAAATGATAATAAATATAAATTAGTTGCTAAGGTTACTCCCATCAATGGAGAACTAGCACCAGAAGATATGTTAAGAGATGTATCTAATGCAATTCAAGGAGCATTAAATTCCTTTGAAGGAAGGCAAGGTATTTATATACAAAGTGAAAGGGTTGATATATCACTTAATATTAAAAATATAGAAAAGCAAAAAGAAGAATTATCTGATGAATTTAGAATAGAACTTTTAGAAGAACAAAAGAAGTATTTAGAAAGTATAGCTAATAAAAGCAGAACCGTATTAAATTTTTACATGGTTCTAGAAATTAAAGATAAAAATAGTGACACTGCAAGACAAGTTTTAGAAGATGCTTATATAAGTGTGAAAAATGAATTAGAATCACAGGAAATGTATGTGGAACAATTAAAAGAAAAAGAAATAAGGCAGCTATTATATGAAAAGATGAATCCAGAGCAAAGTCAGGTAGAACCCTATAAAGAGGATTGGTTACTAGAAAATATATATCCACAAAATGCTGTAAGATTTAAAGATGGCAGGCATTTAGAAATAGAAAATAGATTATATAGATTTTATGCTATATCAAAATACCCTCAAAATGTAGATGAATATAGATGGCTTAAAAAGCTATTAAACATAAGAGGCGATGTAAATATTGCAATAATATTAAATCCTAAAAATAAAGCCACTATAATAAAAGAATTGTCTAAAGCTGTTGATGAATTAAATGCCAGGGCAATATCAGCAAAGGATGAGGCCTCAAGACAAAAATACTTTAAACAAGAAGAAAGTGCTAAAAACATGATAGAAGAGTTAGGGAATGATAACGTCAGTATTTATGATACCAATACAACCATAGGAATAAGTGCAAAGGATATTCAAGAACTTGATACTCTTTCAAACATAGTAAGATCTAAGATATCAAGCTCTTATCTTCAAAGCACAGAAATTAAAAGAAAGGGTTTTGAACCTTTTTATACGATAATGCCCATTCTTGCAGATAATAAAATCACTGAAAATTATATTTGGAATTTGAGCACAAAGGATGTAGCATCAATAATACCCTTCGATTCTTCAGAATTCATGGAACAAAGTGGAACACTTATTGGTGAAAATGAAATAAGTAGAGGACTAGTGATAGCAAACTATAGAAATAAATTATATAACAATGCTCATATGTGTATATTAGCAGATTCAGGCTCAGGAAAAACATTCTTTATAAAAACTGATGCTATAAGAAATATACCATATGTTGATTATACAATCATGTTCGATATTAAAGGAGATTTAAATTTCCCTTGGGGAAAAAGATATATATTTTCTGCGACCTCAGGAACCATAGTTAACCCATTCCACATTAGAAATACTGTATCAGATAATTCTATAGAACAACAAGAAGTAAAAAGTGATATTGGAATATATTTATCTCAAAAAATAATGGATCTTATAGTATTTTTTAAATGGATAATTCCAGAGCTTACACCCTATGATGAAAGTTTGTTAGAAGAAGACATAAGAGATTCATATAAAAAGTGTGGTCTAAATTTTCAAAGCATAGAACTACCTAAAGAATTTTGTACTATGTCAACTTTAGATGAAGTAATGGAAGAAAAAATAAAAAACTCCGATACAGAGATGGAATTGGAAAGAAGAAAATATTTAAAAGCCTGTATTAAACCATATTCAAAAGGTACTTACTCTAAAATATTTAATGGTCAAACAAATTGGAATTTTGACAAGTTTACTGTATTTGATATATCTAATATTCCTGAGGCTGTTAAAAAACCGTTATATGATATTTTACTTAAAGATACATGGCAATTTGCTAAGAAGGATGGAACTATAAATCCTACAAGAAAAGATATATATGTAGATGAATGTCATGAGTTTGCAGATCCTCAAAATCCACAGACACTTATGTTTTTATCTACTAAGTTAAGTAAACAGGGAAGGGGATTTGGAATAAGACTTATCACTGCAACTCAAAACTTACCGGACTTTTTAAGTATCCCTCGATTTGGGCAAGCAATTATAGATAATTCATACTTTAAATTATTTATGCGACTAGGAGAAAGTGATATTCCTGTAGCTAAAAAACTATATTCATTTAGCGATAGTGAGATAAAAATATTAAAAGGTACAGGCGGTAAGAAAAAGGGAAGCAAAGGTAAAGGTATATTTATTGTCGGCTCTCAAAGAGTAGTTATACAAACTAGGGCATCAAAATTTGAATTAGAAGTTATAGATCCTGTTCAATTTGAAGAGATATATGGAGTTAAATCAAGATATTTAAACCTAGGTTAGGCTGGTGATTATATGAATCCATATGTGGTCATAAAGGGTGCATCACTATTAAAAAAATACTGGAAGCAGATATTACTTTTTTTTATTGCATTACTTATGATACCTATTATGTTTGCTACATCATTTGTAGTAATTAAAACGGTACCAGCAGCAGATGAAGAGATTATTAGAATGTATATAAGTGGAGCTCAAAGTGCTAGCAAGGAAAATGTTAAAGTTGATTGGCGTGATTTAATGGCAATTGATGCAGTTAGATATAAACAAAATTTTAAAGATGTAAAATCTGGTGATGTTTTATCCTTAGGAGAACTTTTTATAGAAGAATATATAGAGGAAAGAAAAGTTATTACAACAAATAGTAAAGGGGAAGAAATAGAAAGAGTAGAAAAGGTAACAGTCTATAGAAGAAAAACTTTAGATCAAGTAATGGGTGAGATGGGATTTTCAGAAGAGGAAAAGAGAGATATTAAACTTTATAGAGATATAGGTCTAAATTTGCTAAATGAACAGTTTGGAGGAGGAATTTTAATAGATGGAGAAGGAGTACCTCTTAACTTAACGCAAGAAGAATTTATTAATAAAGTAATACCAGGAGCTGAGAGTACTTACAAAAAATATGGAGTATTGCCTTCAATAAGTATATCACAGGCGATATTAGAATCTGGTTGGGGGAGTTCAGGGCTCACAGCTAAAGCAAATAATTTATTTGGTATAAAGGCCTTTTATTGGAGTGGAAAATACGTTGAAATGCTAACCTATGAATGGTATGGAGGGGTAAAGGTTGAGGTTAAAGCAGCTTTTAGAGCTTATGATTCATGGGAACATTCTCTTGAAGATCATGGGAAGTTTTTAGTTGAAAATAGCATTTATTCTGAGGCAGGATTTTTTAATGCAAAAGATCATATTGGACAAGCTTTTGCATTGCAAAGGGCAGGATATGCCACAGATCCTAATTATGCAGTTACGCTTATAAGCTTAATCGAGCAATATAATTTACACCAATATGATAAAAAATAA